CCGATTACATGACCGTGTGTTGTGTAGCCGGCTCTTTTAAATAACAAGCCTACGGGCAGAAAGAGAGGAAAAAAGAAAATGGAATCAATCATAACAGCATTAATCACAGGGGGACTTGCACTGATTGGCACAGCACTGACAGTCAGTAGCAGTCAAAAAAAGACCGAACACAAGCTGGAAACAGCACAGGCGGTCACAGATTGCAAGATTGAAGAACTGACACGCGAGGTAAGATTACATAACAACTTCGCACAGCGTGTTCCGGTAATGGAAGAGCAGATCAGGGTAATTAACCACAGAATAGCAGATTTAGAGGAGGAGTGATATTATGGCAGATTTAGGATTTTTAACAGAATTTATGGTGCCGGTAATAGTAGGGATTTGCCTTTGCGTCGGCTATGTAATTAAGAAATGGATTAAGGACGTTGATAACAAGTGGATTCCTACTGTATGCGCCGTTTTGGGCGTTATATTAGCAATTTGGATGAATGGATGGAGCGTTTCTCCATCAATCATTTTAAGCGGCTTATTCAGTGGATTAGCAAGCACCGGTTTACATCAGTTATTCAAACAGTATTTAGAGAAAGGCGGTAAAACAGAATGAGAGATATTAAAGCATTACACCCGGATTTACAGGAGAAAATCACACTTTTACAGAAGAAATGTGCGGCTGCCGGAATTACGATCGACATTGGAGAATGTTTGAGGACGAAAGCAGAACAGGATGCTTTATATGCAAAGGGCAGGACAAAGCCGGGAAAGATTGTCACAAATGCCAAAGGATCCAGTTACAGTTCCATGCACCAGTGGGGCGTAGCCTTTGACTTCTATTTGAAAATGGATGTGGACGGGGACGGTAAAACTTCGGATGATGCATTTAATAATTCTACCGGATTATATGATAAGGTAGGAAAAATCGGGCAGAGCATCGGCTTAGAATGGGGCGGCAGCTGGAAATCCATTAAGGACAGACCGCATTTCCAGTTACCAAACTGGGGCAGTACTCCGACAAAGTTGAAAAAAATGTACGGCACACCGGAGAAATTCATGGCTGTCTGGAAAAAGAGTGGACAAGCTACCACAGCCACCAAGACGGAATATAAAGCCGGAAACTGGTATCGCGTGAAAGAATCTGTTCCGGTCTGCAACGGTTATTACGGCGAGCATGGCAAGTACATTTACTTATCAAACCAGATCAAGACATCCTGTGATAATAAGAGCGGCATTGGCTATCTGCGCAAAGGTGCTGACATCAAACCGGTAGAGGTCAGAAAATTCGATGACGGATCCGTGTGGTTCAAACTGGATGCCACGATTGCATGCCTGGCTGTGGGGGTGGACGGGAAAATTTATATTGGATGA